TTTCAGTTAGATGATTTAGAATTTCTAAGAAACTCAAAGATGGTAAGACAACTCATCAGAGAAAGAAATCAAGACAATATCAAAAAGAAGAGAGATGTTGAATGGGACTGGGATTAAAAAAAATTGATTAATTTATTTTTATATATATTATATAAAACAATCATGCCTAAACCAAATCAGAATTCAACGGTAGCAGAACTGAAAGCATACATCCGCTCAAAGAAACTTAATCATCCATTAGTAAAATTGGGACTCAAAAAGGCAGAACTACAGGCAGGTCTCAAGAAACTCGGTCACTGGAGTGAAGCAGAAAAGACCAAGAAGACTCGTAAGAGGTTAAGTAAAGGTCAGAAAGATTTCTTAGCAGGAATTGATGATAAACCAAAGAAGAAGGCTGCTCCAAAGAAGAAGGCTGAGCCAAAGAAGAAAGATTCTGTAACATATAAAGGTAAGAAGTTTGAAGTAGCTCCTGCTCCTAAGAAGGCTCAGCCTAAAAAGAAAACACCTGCTAAGAAACAATATACATTTACTGTCTATCTACCAACCGATTATAGTAATTTGGAAGCATTAGATTATTATGATGATAGACCAAGCGATTTCACTTATACAGAAGACTTTGAACTTCCGAAAGAATTAAATACTGTGAGTGGACGAGAACTTGGAACAAATGTTTCATATCATAGATTCGTATCTAAAAAAACATATGGTGGTATAGAAGAGTTTAGAAAGGCGTTCCCCGACGCACCTAGGAAATATACAAACGAATGGGGGAGTAATTATGGATATACTGGGGGGATAGTGAAAACATTATCTAAATAGTCCTCCATTATTAATCAAAGCTCACTTTAAAAGAGCCTGCCCGACTTCTAAATTGTCCTCTTGTTCTCTTCTTCACTAACTCTCTTCTTTCTAATTGTTTTTTTACTCGGTTTGATATTATTGGTTGTATTTTATCAGGCATACTTCTATCCTCATTAATTAATTTTATTGCTCGTCTACAACTGGAGATATCACAATGCTGAGCTACGATCTTAGCACACTCATATACTTCTTCTTTAGATTGGAAGTGAGGGAATATTTCGTAACCTGACTGACAATATGATACTATTCGTCTACTATCTTTGATTACTTTTTCTTTTGTTGCTATCGTAATATTCTTAGTTTGATTGGGTTCAAAAAGATATCTTTTGAGTTCATCTATATCATTTACAAAATAGTATTCATATTCAGGTTCAATGTAATCTATTCTATCTAATTCAGCTTCTAAAAGGGACACTAAAGATATCTTTTGTAGGTCGTATAAATCTTCTATTTCTATATTGAATACTTCACAAACTTCTATTAAATCTTTTCTTGAATGCGAGGGATGTATCATATATGATATCATATATTTTATTCTATGGTTTTTATTCTATCTATGACCTCATCTCTCATTTCTATACGTCTTTCAAGAGGCATTCCTGTAATGTGTGCTGAGAAATCACCTTCCACCCAATCTTTATCAGTTGTTCTATAAAATGACTGAATTATTTTATAAGGTATTGTTGTTATGTTTTTCTTATTCGTTTCATAATCTCTAAAAAATACTTCTTGCTCCCAATTTGGACTTTTCTTCCAGATAGGATATTTTTCACATAGATCCCATATATGAGTTAAGTAATCATAAGACTCTTGATTATTTTTAACGACTAATATACCAGTATTAAATGGGGGATATGGCTCTTCACTTATTAATACATTATCAAATGGATATTCCTGTATTAATTCTTCAAATCGTTTCTCTTTATTAGTTATAATTATATCATCGTCAATCCACACAATCAAAGGAATATCAGGATTACTTTTCATCTCTCTTTGTAATAATAATATCTTGCTCCACGCTGGAGCACGTATAGTATCCAATACCTTATCTTCAAGAACACATTTATAATTATGATAACAACAATATTCTTTTAATTTATCAAACATAGGTTTTGATAACTCAGGGCGATCTGATAAACTACAGAATAACATTGATTTCTTTATTTATATTATATTTATTTTTGAATGTATTTAATATTTCAATATTCTCATATAGATACAGATATGACAACATATTAGAACCAAATGAATTATTATTTTGTAGAGCATCCTCTTTCAAACCATATCCCTGAGGATTCACGAACTTTCTACATCCCTCCACCGCATACTTATTTTCATACACATTTGAGATTATAAAATCATCACCTAAAAATGAAGCACAAAGATATCTTTCTACATCGTTTTCACTTTTAAAATCATTGATACATTTATAATATCCTGAGTAATAATCTATAAAATCACTATAATCATTATAATCAAAACATATCCCCCCATATCCCTCCACCATTTCTACATTACCATTTAACACCACATAATTTCTATTCTCATCATAATTAAATCCTGAGCCTGTTGTAATATTATCTTCTGTCTTATGATCCATTAGTTCATAAAATAAATCATTATGATAAAATATATCATCATCCACAATTATCATTTTATCCTTTTCTAATTTCCTCTTTTTTATGAACTCAAATCCTCCTATATACTTCGTAAGAGGTCCCGAATCATTTACAAACTGAAATACTATACGCTTATTCTTTTTACAGAGTAGTAGTAGGGATTTTGGGATTTTGAAGTCTCCAAATCTTTTATATTTCTCACAGATATTAATTACGAAATATTTGTATCTTAGATTCATCATAGGAATCAATTTAACTAAATAATCTATACGTGTTGGCGTTGTAGAACATGAAAGAATGTATCCCATATTATAAAAAAAAGATATTTATTTTTATATAGGAACTCATAAATGGCTAAAGATTCCAAACCTCTGTATAAACCATTCAAGAGCAAAAAAGCAGGTAAAAAATATTCTGTATATGTCAAGACTCCCTCAGGTGGAAAAAGACTTATACATTTTGGAGCGAAGGGAATGGATGACTGGAGATCAGGGACAGCCACTCCAGCACAAAGAAAAAGTTTTAGAGCAAGAATGAAAGGAATCAAAAAAAAAGATGGTTCATTTGCTTACAGGGATAAGAATACATCGGCATACTGGGCTTTAAATTATCTTTGGTAGTCTACAGGTCTTGAATGTAAATCAATATTTCGTCTCCATTGTTAGCGAAACCATCCCGCTTCATTGTTTCATACAGAGGTCTTGGAAGGTAGGCACAGCTCTTCACACTAAGTTCTCTATGTCGTTCATCATCACAATCAAGCACACGCCTGACTGTAGGGATTCCCTCTAGGTGACTGGTCACATTGATAGCCGTAGCAACTTCATCGTCATCGGCTCCATCAAATTCAAATTCTTGGTTATTCTTGGTGCTGACATCTTCGCAGACAACCTTTTTATCTATACCATCACAGATGGAACACCTGACTCGTGCGTGAGCCTTGACACTGATGAACGATACAAACAGTGGAGCTGACTTCTTCCGTATCTCGTTGAGGTTCTCCATCAACATCTTATACTCGCCATCCTTGATCTTGTGCTTGACTCCGTCCAGTAGATCGGATTGTTTCTGAATGTTATCCATTTCTCTTTGTTTTGTATATACCGTTGATTTCTACCAAGTTTCAAATTTTAGTTTTTTTACAAATTTGAAAGTTTGATTACGAAAATTATAATCTAATAATAATATAATGGATAAGGCATCACTGAAGGAAGTATTCGCGAAGAAGGTTTCACGCAGAGACACTACCAATGACGCTTACGCACAGAGGCTATCATCGCTCGTCAAGAAGTATGGAAAGTTCAAAGAAGAAGAGTTCAAAAGCTGGGAGTTTCTCAAAGACAGTAAGGATGTAATACAATTTATCACAGAGGCTACTACTACTAGAAAAGATAAGGAAGGCAATCCAAAGAAGCCCTCAGATGCTACCAAGATTGGTAATCTGACACCCATCATTGAATACCTCACACTTATTGAAGAACATATACTCGCTGAAAACTATATGAAGGTAAAGAAGATTCTTGACGATAAAGTTATTGGAGCCTATCAGAAAGGTAAGAGTCTGACAGAAAATCAAGAAGAAAATATGATATCGTATGAAGACCTCGTAGACTATATGGTAAAGATAGAAGAAGAACTGAAGCTCATCAGTGATAAGCCTCTTAAAACACACCTAGATGAGTGGAAGATTATAGAGTTGGAATATCTCAGACTTCTCATGAGGCTCTACCTTCTACATCCGAGTCGTAATGAGTATGCGACTCTCAAGTTCATCAATATCAGAGACTACAAGAAGCTCAAGCAACCAGAGTTCAATTATGTAGTCATTGGAAGTAAGAAGGTCTACCTATCTATCACAGATTACAAGACAAGTCAAAAGTATGGTCGTAAGTTGACTGATATTGGAGACAAAGCACTCATCAAGATGCTGAGGGACTTGAAGAAAACAAGAGACATTGAAGGTAGAGATTATCTGTTCTACTACACCAAGACAGGTGAGCCTTGGTCTAACTACGCGGTCACAACTATAATGACGAAGAACTCAAAACAGCTCATAGGGAAGAGTATAGGTTCTACACTTCTCTACAAGATTATAATACAAGAGGCGGGTATCAATTACAATGATGCCCTTAAAAATAATGATTTAGATAAAGCTGTAAAGTATAATGAGATTCTTGAGAAGTATGCTAAGACTAGAGGACATTCTCAGGCTATCCAAAAGCTAGTATATGTAACTGATAAATAATTATTTCGCTTCTCTGAAATGAAGAGCAACTATTGTATTTCCTACTAATTCCTGTAACACTTTTTCATTAACATTGACTAAATCAATGTCTAATGAATTTACTATCATTTTTTCTGTATTATTCAGTTTTATATATACACGTTCTGAGGGTTCGTAGAAGAGTAGTCCTCCAGTATTACCCTGAGAATCAAACTTAGGACAAGCATATATAATATTAGAGATACTCTGCTTATTAGCATTGTATGAGTTAATAGCCATATTTTTTAGCCGAACAAACATAGATTCCTGTGGAGCAGAATCAGGTAACCGAGGAGAGGTGAATGTAATATCTGCCCCTTGATCAGCACTCACAGCAAATTCTGTTTGGTCTGAGATAGATGGAAACCCTAAAATATCCCCCAATCTTCCCTTATCGGAAACAGTCCCTGCTTGCTCAGGTGTTGTAAAGTAAAGTGGGTCATTAGTTTTATCATTATATTCACTAGTTATGAATACATATTTATTATCAATACCTCTGTTGCCCGTGAGTTCACCCTTGTATGTATAATCCTGAACATTACCATCGCTATCACGAGTTAATATATCTCCTGTAGCATATACGCTTGATAAATCTATTCTGTTCACGATATCAATATAATTTTGTGGGGGTTGAACAGGATTAGGATCATCTAATCCGTCTAAACCAAAATAACTTTTATCATAGTATCCCAGACTTTCGTGACCATTCCATGTAGATAACCAAGCCGTCCCAGGATTAGTAGCATCATTATTGTGAATAGCTATCTTTGGATATAGTTGATTACAGGTGACACCCAGTGGTTTTACTCTTTCACCGAATGTAGTAGATGCTGATGATACAATGGTAGTATATACTTCTTTCCCTGTTTGTTTTAGTTTCACATCCATCTTCTCACCAGTGACTTCAAATACTACCGCCTCCCAATATTTCGCTTGAAGAGAAGCATTAGTAGGAGTTGTTTGTAATGTAATAGTATTCATTTGTCTTTCTGTATCATTAGCATTATTGTCATTAATACAATGGATGACTTGACCGTCCTCACCAGGAACCCAATTGAATGCGACATCCCAAAAGAAAGGAGGAACTTCATCATCAGCACCTTCGTAAAGTGTTGGTATGTTGACGGAGTCGTCACGTAATAATTCGGTTTGAAGACCTCTAGGACGTCCGTAGTCATTATCCGTAGTTCCTGTTCTATTACCCTGAGAGGCAACAAGACCTAATGTATATCCATCAGTGACATTACTAGCAGATGAACCATTGAAGTATATCACACATTTAGAATTTACTTGAGAGAGTGGATGAGCTTTACCAATAACATCGCAGACAGATCCTTCAGCACCTGATTTGTATCCAGTAATCAATACATCTGTTCCCGAAGCAGATGCTACAAAATTATCCGTGAATGATTCTACAGTAGTGTATTGATCCTCTTCAATCATATTGATGTATGTATCATCATCAATGTAAGCACCGAACTCTGTAGCAGATGGTTTATCTGTAAATCCAGTTCCATTACCTTTCTGAACAAATTGTATATTGAATCCTTGAAAGACATTATTAGTATCAAGACTTTCTGTAACAGTGATTGTATTTATTTCCTTGTATGCTTTCTTCATTTCGGTTTCAAGTCTTTCTTGTAAATGATTCATAAAACTACGGCGACTATATGTTCCCTCAAAGAGTTCAATTCTAATAGGAGTATTGATATCATCTAAGTCGTGAGGATATTCGTCTGCCCCATCATAATTATCTGAGTTTTCAGCTCCCCAGTATACAAACAATCCTTCACCAACACCAGCATTGATAACAATTGTATCTTCGTCACGATTACATTTTAGTGAAACAAGGGCTACCTCACTATTTTTATCTACAATAAGAGGAGACTTCAAAAAGTTCTGATAAGATGCTGGATTCTCTAATCCAATCTTTACCTGATTGTCCCTATCATAGTCCTGTTGCGAAGATGATGTAATTACTAATGACATATTTATTAAGTAAAATATTAAAATAATATAAATAAAAAAATTATATATATCTATAATAAATGCCTAAGATTAAATATGCTAATGCGAAAAGAGACAGAAATGGTAAAAAAGCACAGGGGAAAGAAATGAAACCAGCTGATATGTCGTGTGCTGGTGATTGTCAGTATAAAGTAAAAGAAGAAGTAGTTGATAAGAAAAGAGTCAAGGAAAAAGAAGTCTTTGATAAATCTAAGAAGTAGCGTCTAGCTCTTGTTGTAACTTAGCTATTTGTTCTAATTTCCTCCGTCTTTCGGCTTCTGATTTAATATCTACTTTATCTGCTTTAGCCTTTGCTTTGAAATATAAATCTTTATATTGTAATGTTTGTGCGTGAGCATCAAGTAGCTCATTCCTATCAACACAATTTTCTAATGTTTCTTTTAATGATTCAATCTCTTCGTTTTGTCTGTCTATGATAGCCTGATACTGCGGTATACGGCTATTCATTCTATCAGCTAATGCTATCTTTGCTTCAATTCTCTCGGTTACCTTTATAGGAAGTAATCTACGAACTTCAGCATCAATCTCATTCTGTCTCACTTCTGGTGAAATATTTTTCAGTTCATCTAATTCCTTCTTTACAGAACGATATCTCTTTCGCATATCAAGATACTTGTGAATATCAGATTGAAGCAACGCCTTGAACATCGCTACAGTATATCTGCTCCACTTCTTCCTAGCGTCTGTTCCGTATGCCTTACGGAACTTACTATCTCCAAAGAGATGGTCTTTAAAATCATTCTTGATAGACTTGCGTTGGTTGTGGGTAGCTTCGCCATCTTCAATGCTCTCAAGAGAGTATTTACCCTCTTGATAAAATTCAAGAAAGATGTCAGCTAATCGTTGAAATTCAGATAGTGTGAATTGAGGTGCTTGTGCGGGGGAGGGTGTATTGTCGGAGTATTCCATGATTTATAATATAAATAAATCTTTAAATACAAATAATTCACTTTTAAAATAAGTTGTTTGAGATATTGTAAAAGGTGTTTTCGGATCCCCGAATGTTGTAAAATTCATCAGTCAAATGAAATTGTTATTGGATTCTCATACCGCATAATTAACAGTCCCTGTTGAGGAACCTTAGGGAGTCGTATGCCTGTTTGATAATATTTCTTCCTAGTTTTGATTTCATGAGCTAAGGTTGGTTCAGACCCCTGAATTGTTGCCGTATTTTTGGGGTTTTCAGATTTGGCTTTTTTATCATTTCCTGTGCTGTTATGTATATAATCCTTCATTCTCTTATAATATTTCCTATGTTGCTTAACCTTAAATATTACCCTATCCATTTTTCACTTTTCTGAAAAAACCTCTATCCTCTAGAAAGTAAAAATATTATACTCTTTATTTTTTTTTATTCCCTATGAATCAAAATTATTTTCAAAATGTTAAAAAAGGTTGTTTAGAAGTAATGACATTATCATTACTATTACAGTGTTAAGATTATTTTCAATGAAATATATTCATTACCAGTTTAGAGCTAAATTCAATCTCAAAAAACCGCAACAAATACCCTAAAAACCCCTATATTTTGGGATATTTTACAAGTGAAAACCAACAATTCACTACATTATAGCAATAATCAAGGGGGTATGATACAACATTTCATCACTTTTTTCATATCAAAAACAACCTATTCTCCAACCCTAAAAGACATCTTTTTACATCATTTACAATCAATTTACAATCCATTACAATAAGTCAAAATTAAATTTAAATATCTACAAATAAAATATAAATAAAGTTATAAAAGATGTCTTCTAATTATTTACCTGATATTACTATGCCTCCTCCTGAGCCAGAGCCAGTTACAGAAGAACCCAATGCTGATCCTCTTGTATCTAAAGCTGATGATGGTGAAGGAGCAGTAAAGATGGAGATAGAAGATAGAAATGAAGAGACTGGAGAAGAGAATCCTAACTTTGTTTACAGTGATGAAGAAATAGTAGATGAAGCAGAACCTGAACCTGTAGTGAAGCCTAAAAGAAAACTAAAGAATGAAGAGATATTTAGAACTCCTCAAATACAAGCAGTAGCAGAGCCTGAGAAACCAAAGAAGAAAAGAAAACCTCCTACTGAAAAACAATTGAAAGCATTAGCAGATGCTAGAGAAAAGATGAGATTGAAAAGAGAAGAAGCTAAAAGGCTAAAAGCAGAAGGAAAAGATGTCCCCAAATCTAAAGCGAAACAAAAACAAGAAAATAAAGTAAAGGAGGTAATACAACAGCAGGGACAATTGTATTCAGAAGAACAGATTGCTAAGATTACATCAAATGCTATAGAGCAATATGAAGTAAAGAGAAAAGCACGTAAAGAAGTTAAAAAGAAAAAAGAGGCTGAAGAACAGCAGCAACAACAAGTTCAAAGACAAGTTCAGAGAGCATTAGGTCAACCTGCTGAAGATGATATATGGGGTCGTGCTCTCGCAGGATTAATATAACCACTGATCATCATACAATTTATATGTAGAGTATGTAAAACCTTTATTCGCATCAGGAAGATATAATGTAACAATCGCGGGATAGACGAACTTTGTAATTTTACCTTTCTTTTGTAGAGATATATATTCTGTATCTATAACTCTATTCTTCTTTCCGTTCGGTATATTTGTCAATATATCCTGTGCTACACATCGGTTTGGAATGAAGTATCCACAAGCGTGAGCTAGTCTAAATTCTTTCGGATCTATTACATTAATACCTTTACAAAAATTTTCTCTGACACTATCTTTGATATCTTCAAACTTTTTAAAATCTTTCATCAGCGGAGCATTTATCTGTCCGCCGATATAACAGAACTCTTTACATCCTTCAAGCTCTTTTAATCTATCCCACTTTTCAATAATAGCATCATCTTCTAAAATAAAGACATCTTTTAGGTCTTCATTTATGATTTTTTGTAATAACTGTTTATGTGATTCACTACAAGCAACTACCTTTTTACGATAATCCATTTTAGCATTATGGCGGAAATGATATTCTGCTACTTGTTCTTCTGTTACATCTTCCCACCATATAGCAGGATACAGTTCATATCTTTCTTCATCATATTTTGCTTTTCTATCTTCATAGGCATTAATAACAAATACTCGCATTTACAATAAATAAAGAAAATAAAAATATAAATAATACATAATGGAACCCCCAAAAGTGATCCCTGTTAAAGATCCTGAAGATAATTATCTAAATAAATCTGGACTACCTTCAGTTCATCCTCACTTACCTCAAATTGAAGGATACGGTGGAGGAGCATGTTTACTCATGATTTCTCCCGTTAAGACAGGAAAGAGCACCATAATTTCAAACCTCTTACTAAATACAGACTTTTATGATGCTCAGGAGAGATTTGATTCTACTCATATAATTTCAAATACAATTGCGAATGATGTTACATCTCGTTTCTTGAAAGAAGCCTTTGACACTTACGATCAATACAATGATAGTATCATAGATGGTTTAGTAGAGAAGCAGAAAGGATATGAAAAAGAAGATCAGCCTGAGATCGCAGTAGTGATAGATGATTGTCTTGGTAGTATTAAAAGAGAAGGTAGAATAAATCATCTTGCGAGTAGATTTCGTCACTTCAATATTAAGTTGCTCGTGATATCGTCACAAAATTTCAGATCTGTATCACCAATCATACGACAGAATGCTACGAATGTTATCATCGGAAGTCCCTTCCCTAACCGAAAAGAATTATTGAAGGTCGCAGAAGAATACGGAGACTTGTTCGGAGGAGCAGAAAGATTCATAGCACTCTACAAGTCAGCTACACCAAATCGTTATGATTTCATTCACCTTGATTTACAATCTAATCCTCCAAAGATGTTTGCTTCATTCAATAGATTAATAGCTGAAGGTGAGAAAGGTATGGTAGATGTAAATCCTGATATAGATTTAAAAAAAGATAATTTAGAAGAAAATGTTGATGATAAATAAATATGGATTTGTATGGACTTGATTCTGCTCGTGCTCAAGGAAACGCTATGACTACAGATAACTCATTATATAATGAGCAGATTTTAAGTGCTCGTGATAGAATTAATAACACACTAGATGCTAATAAAATAACAGCTCAAGGAAATGTGAGAGGGGCTGACTCACAGGATTTACAAGATAACATTATCTATTCTGTAAAGGATACTCTGAGTGGTGCTACTGGAGCTGCTTCACTTGGTAGATTTACTGAGACCGCCGACGCATATAGTAAAGCCCGAGATTCTGGTCTAGGGAGATTTTCTTCGGCATTTTATTCTCAAAGAGCAATCGCACGAGGTGATGTAGATAAGACATTCGCATCAGCAACACAGGTGGGAGATAAAGCAATCGCACCTACTGTTACAAAAACAATCGGAGGGGTAGATATGATAAAAACAGATAGAGAAGTTCCTGCTGGAGGTGTAAGTGGATTTCTTGGAAGGACTAAAACCGAAAGTGTATTTTTACCTGATAGAGGACAATTTCCAGCAGGAAATGCCGCTCAGAGAAATATCCCTGACAACCAGAGATCAGTGCTTGTCGGAGATCCCACAGACGTTCCTGATACACCTGCTGCTGCTCCTACTGCTGCTCCTGCTGCTCCTGCTGCTCCTACTGCTGATACAGTAAATAATAGACCAAAAACAAATGAACCTGCTGCTAGTAATGCTAATACTCCAGAAGTGACAGATAGTAAGCTGTCTGCTACAGATGAATTAAGTGGTAAAGTATTATCTACTACAGAAAAATTAAAGAAAGGAGCTGGTATAGCATCAACAGGATTCCGAGTATTAGGTGATGTAGGAGGGGGGATTCAAACATATGAAATGTTTAAGAATGGATTTACTAAAAATAAAGATGGGTCTATAGATAGATTGAATGAAGTGTCACAAATTGCTGGAACGGTAGGAACAGGATTAGATATTCTAGGGGCATTTATTCCCGCACTTGAACCTTTCGGACAATTGGCTCAGGGTATATCGGCAGTAACAGATACAATAGATCAGCATGAAAAGGATGACGCTGCTACAACTCAGGCGAATAATACTTTGAATCAGGTTGAGACAACTCGTAAGAACCAATTGGCTGCTCTACCTCAAATGAAAGCAAATGTAGTCCCAGTGAACTCTATGGTATCTTCAGGACTAGTAGGAAATCAATCTCAACATATTGCTACTAACACTCAGGGAACGGGAGCTTTTTAGATTTTTTTTTGTATTTGAAATATTATATATAAGTATAATAAATGCCTACATCATCGTTCTGGACTGCCGAAGAGAAAATCCCAATCTCCCAAAAGAAAGTCTCTGTTCAAGCAGAGAATGGACTCAGCTATGACCTTGGTCAACAGATTAATTTTGTTATTCCTCCCACTGTTGGATTCATGATGCCCTCAGAAACTTATCTCCGTATGGATGTTAGGGTTCAGGGATGTGCTCCAGTCCCTATCACACTTGATGGTGACCTAGGAGCAAATGTTTTAATACGTGATATTAGGGTCAGTAGTGGCGGAGCTCAAAATCAAATTCTTGAAGAAATTCAGAACGTAAATGTTCTTACTGCTCTAAAGTATGATTACCATACAAATGATACACTAAAGCAGAAGAGGGCATTGACTGAGGGAACTGTTCTAAAGAGTAATGTTTCTAGTCCTAATCACGACGGAACTTCTACGAATATGAACAATGTTGATACGAATCCTTATTTTGATGTTGATGGAGAAGATCTCACTGATGAGACATACAAGACGGTCAAAGCACTACTCAAACTCCCAACAGGGATATTCCAAAACGACAAGATCTTCCCACTTGCTATGACGCAGGGACTTCGCATAGAAATAATTTTGGAAGACGCAAATAAGGTATTTAGTCAGATAGAAACTACTCTTAAGAATAAGAGGGTTACGTCTAATGCTGTATTCCACTCTCTCAATGGTTCAAACGCGGCACCGAGTAACTGGGCTAATTCGGGAGGAAATGCCTCTCACATCTATCTTCAGAGACAGAATGGTATTATATCTGTGGAATCGTGTCCTTTTAAGAAGGGTGATAAAATTGCCTTTGTGAAACCCGCTACCAACGCAGATGGAAATGAAACTCCTGGAGATACTCGTATCGCTAAAACGACTGGTGGAACAGCACTACCTGCTGTGGAAATCACGGCAGTTACTTATGACTTTTCTGCGGGAATTGGTGGGGCTACAGCAGATACTGGTTTAGTTAAATTATCTTTCGCGACTCAGGCAAATGACTGGTGGGCTCCTATTGCTGCGGGAGACTACTATGTCTACTCGTGTGGTGTAGATGAGGATGCTTTTGTTCCCAAATGCTCTATAGACAATGTTGAACTCCAAGTTCAGCAGGTGGATATGCCCGCTGGATATATCTCTAAGATGAACTCTATGTTAAAGGCTGGTGGAGCAATGAACTATGATTTCCTTTCATACACTAATTACAAATATTCTCAGTTACAGAGTGATCGTGTTGTGAATATCCGACTCCCTATTCAGAATAGTCGTTGTAAGTCAGTTCTATGTATCCCTACGGATGCTACACCATACTCGGCGGCACAGAAAGTCTTTGCGGAGGATACGTATCAGGTAAATAATCTCCCAAGAGATACTGGACTTGCTGATTCGGGATATTCTCAGAATAACTCTACACGAAGTGGTCTTGTAGGGATCTCGGATCACGCATCAAATTATCAATTCATATATTCGGGGAAACTCAACCCGAATCGTAAGGTGCCTCTTAACCGTATCTCTGTGAACGAGGACAAACTAGCACTCAATCAGCAGAGTTTGATTGAAAATGAGAAAGCACTTTTCATGGCTGGTATTGATCCTCTATCTTTTGATAAATATCAGGAGAACTTTTTCATAGGTAGAAGTCTCAGTCTATCTTCAGGAGTATACGACGCTCGTGGTAAGGATTTCAATCTTCAAGTAGAGTATCAGGAGGCAACTGCTCCTTCAAAGCCAAAATTGTGGAATTGCTATTGTGCTCATTTAAGAAGAATTGTAGTGAAGGGCGATGCGATTGCTCTAGAAGTTTAAAGGATATCTTTTTTAAAAATAATTTTTTATTAATATTATATATTATACTATAAAATATGTCTTCACGTTCTAATATCCAAGTAACTCCGAGCAACCATACCTCAACGGGAAAGATATCCTATAAAGACGGAAATCCTCTTATCCAGTTTATTATTGGTGAACAGAACAGACTTCTCTCTGGTCAGTCTGTTAGACTGGTCGGTAAATTTAATGTATTCAAGGATGATACTACTATACCTACCGCAGATCTACGTATGAGTGAACAACTAGGAATTTACAGTATCATTGATTCCCTTACTATAAAAAGTCAGGCCACCCATCAGGTAATTGAAGAAATAAAACACTTTCCAAGATTTATGGGTTCATACCTCCCAGTAACTTCTTCACAGCAGGATTGTGCGGGACATCTGTCTATGAGTGCTCTTGTCTCACCTAATTTCGCGAATCAACAGAATACTGTAGTCAAAAACGATACTTCTCTTACTAGTAATAGCCGAGGTGGTGGTAACTCTTTTGCTATAAATCTGCCTTGTGGTTTGTTTTCAGGACAGAATCCTATTCCTCTAATGGCGAATGGTGCTGGTGGAGTTGGGGGACTCTTGGTTGAGATTCAACTTGCTCCTGATTCAAACGTTCTGTTTGACGCAGATGGTAGTCCTACAAGTGATGATGTAAAGGATGCTTTCTATGAATTAAGTCATTTAAGTATTTCTGCTGAAGTTATGGAGCCTCAAGTTCAGATGCCTCCTGCTTCTACATTTGAATACAATTCTATTTCATCTTACTTCACGACTTTCAACTCTACGAATGCGATTGTCAATTTCAATCTAGGTCTATCAAGAGTCCTTGGTGTTTTTGGTAATATGATATCTGCTAATAAAATTAACAACAGAGGTGAGAATGGTTTGACTAATAACTTCCCTGTGAACGGTGATACTGCTCAGAGCCCTGCTAAAATCCAGCAATTATTTTTCACTCGTGGAGGAGAACGCTTCCCTCTTGAATACAATATTGATACTACTCAGAAAGATTCAACTAACACTCAGAATGCTAAATCGGATACAGCGGATAGTGAAATTACTCAGCAATATCTCAATGCTATCACTCAATACTCTAAATTAGCGAGAAGTCAGACTTCTCCTCTGAACACTAAATATACTTCGGGATCAACCACTACAGTTAATGTAAAGGTTGATGGAGGGTCTGTCGCAGGATTAGGAGTCGCATACGATGTGGTATCTGGACAAGGAGTTGATTTTAGTTCTGTTAACTGGGGAATGAATATGGAATGTGATCTCACTAAAGAGAATCCTCAAGCCTTCTACTTGTTTGTTCATTCAAAGCAAACCCTAGCATTCAGCGGAAATGGTATCTCTGTAATCCGTTAATGATATGTTTCAATTGTTTTTTAAAAATAAATTTTTATTAATATTATATATTATAGTATAAAATATGTCTTACGCAACTTCTTCCGACCAGTCACAAATGATGACTCAACAGCCTTCTTCATCAAGTGCGGGAGCAGTCCCCGACCTTGTAAGAATTGGACAGATTCCCACAAATACTGCTATTGATATTGAAACTGACGTGCTTGACCCAGTAGTTCACACGGATAAGTTCTGTCGCTTTCAGTTACAGAATAAAGGTATCCTTCATTCTAACTCTAAGATTGTTTTACGATTATCAGAAAGTGCTAGTGTTGGTTTCCTACCTGTTGGTGTGGGAATCTACTCGCTAATTCAGAGATGTGCTCTTCGTGTCGGCACTAAGACACTCTGTGAAATAGATGATTTTAATCACTATATAGGATACAAGTCAATGTTCTTATCTAATGAACATCAGAAACAGAGAGAAACGTATACGACTGGGCGTCGCCTTGCTCACAAACCGTATTATGGTCCCGATGCTGGCGAGGGTGGTAATGACTTCGCGGGCTCTGATGTGGAACTAGAAAATACAGCTGAGTTCCTTGGTCTTGACCTAGGTCTTCAGGTTGAGCGGACAGCTACCGAGGGACTGGAACTCAATGACCACGATTTCTGTAAAACAAATGCTTCTTTCGGTCCCGAAATGACTCTTTCGCTTCAGGAATTATTTCCCTTCCTTTCTCAGAATCAGCTTCCCCTCTTTATGATGACGGAACCAGTTACTATTGAATTATTCTTCAGTGAAGCCGCAAAGGATCGTCTTTGCCTTCCTGAGTCGGCTTCTGCTACTTCTCCATCATTCTCTATTGACCAGAGTGCTACCGAACTCATTGCTGATTATCAGTATTTCCCTCAGGAAATGATGGAACAGTATGCTCAGCAGAATGCGAATCTATCTTTTACTTTTGCTGATTACAGACTTGCTAAGAGAACTATTGATATTCCCGCAGATAATGACACGAATGCTTCAGCGGTGTCTTCAGGTCAGCAGATTGTCAATGTAGGAGGAGCTGGACGACTTGTTACTAAAGTATTTACTACACTATCTGATGACAATATAGGTCGCGACTCTATTCTTGGAAATTATCACTCTATGTCAATGAATCGTGATTATGGGAGTGCTGAGGCTGTTAGGTATCAGGGTCGCCTGATATCAAATATTAAGTATAATGATCACTTCCTATATCCCGTAGATGTAGAAAACTCCGCCCAACAGTTTCATTATTTAACTCAGGCTGAGGGAATGGTTCCTTTCATTACTCGTGAAGAATATAACTTTGAAGGAGGAAGTCTTACGGCGGGGACATTTGAAGGATATAAGCAAAAGCATCACCAGTATGGTTTAGGTGGTAAATTTTTCTATCAGGCATACAAACTCAATCGTAATGAGAGAATTAATAGCAGAGGTTTAGAAGTATACAATACTTTTGACCCTCTCAAGAATAGCAAGAAAGACAATAGCGCGAACACTGCTACTCTCAGAACATATTTAGAACTCATTCGTGTAGTCCAATTACAGAATGGTGTCACAGATGTGTTCTTCGCCTAAAGATATCTTTTTTAACAAATTATTTTTATTTTTATAAGTATATATTAATACTATATGGAAGCCCCTTCGTATACAGATACTATATTATTGGAAGCGAATAGGAAGAGTTCTGCTGAGTTCTTATCAGGTAATGATTTAAGTCGTTCTATGTGGACAAATAATTTGGGAAGTGGAATAAAATTAGATATAGGAGATAAGATATCTGTTCATTCAGCATATATTAGTGAGATCGGCAATGAGCAAAGCACTATAGAGATTAAAGGTCGCACGGCAATTAATAATTCAGGTATTTCTCAGAAATATACTACACAAAATACGACAGGAGGTAAAACCGAAGGTGGTCTGAATAATGGTTCTTCAACTCTTGGGCTTCAGACGAGTGATGGTAACTATTCTTGGGATTATACACAGAGTAAAGATACAGAGTTTATTCGCGATGATAATATAAGATTGACACATTCATATTATAAATGTGTTCAGGGCGATAATTATATTTCATTACCAAGACAATGTGGGCAGAGTGATCAACCAGGATGGTGGAATAGTGGGACAATTTGGGCTGAATATAATAATGAAAAGAATGGTAGGATAGAGAAACCTAATCCGTATAGAATGGGAACAGATTATAGTTTAGTAGAATACTTTGGTCAGCCAGATGGATGGGGATACAATCTTGGTGAAAACACATCTGGTGGCTTAACGCGTGAGAACTTTACGACGACTTCATCTAGAACTGAATTATCAAACGATGGAAAGAGATATACATTATTTGTGAGAAAATCTTTTAAAAACTATATTCCTGAGGGTGAGAAGATTGGATTTTATTTACAGGGTGAAAGAGATCCTGCTCTGATGGATTTCATTTGGTATAAGAAAACAATTAAGTATGATGTGAGTCTTGGATTTAATTCTCCTTCTAATGTTGCTTCACAAATAACTAATAAGATGAATGATACAAAACAAATAGAGAATACGTCTCTTGGTCAGGATGCTGGTGTAGCGACAGTAGAAACCGATGGACAAATAAAACAAAATAATATTAATTTAACGGCGGAGTCTAATACATACGAGTTATTTCCTTGTTCAACTGCTTGGTTCGGAAAACATCCTTCTGATTTATGGTTTAATGATAGCTATAATGGTGATGGAACGATAACTAGTTTAGGAATGTCCGTATTTAAAGTCCCTGTAAGCGAGACAGCCGCTGTTGACGAGACTGTGAAGGTAGATAGTAATCAAATAAAATGTAAATTCTCAGGGACTTTTGAAGGGAGGGTATACAAATTAGGAGAAATGTTCCAAGAGGGATTTGTGAAAGTGGGATGGAAGTGTCTGGGGGTGTTCAGAAACGATAATGATTTTGAAGAGACAAAGTTTAACAGAATTAAAGGAGCAGAGATAGTGGGAATCCAAGAGATTGCTGCGGGGGGACAGACTGCTACAATCATTACTTTTAATAGAGTGATAAATACTGCTGCTTTCAATTGGCTTGGTCCTGGGACTGATAATGTTTGGTATCTTGCTTTCACTCAACAGGAAATCCCATCATTATATGAATCTTGTTATTCTACAGTGGGATATCTTAGACCCGAAATTCAAGAGGCAGGTAGAGAGTTGATGGCTGATCCTAATTACGAAAGGTCTACGATAGATGGAGCATATAATGTATTTGCTATGGTTCATCCTATGACAAATCAAACTGCTGCTCCAGGAAAAACAACCGATCAGAAATCTACTATACTGACTAGGATACCTTGGACGGATGAAAACTTATTAAAATTAAAAGCATTATTTGATGCTCAGGCATTATATCCCGAACTATTTAATTATGATGGAATGTCATCCGACCAAAAATTATTAATAAATGTAAATAATGATACGAAAAGTAATGTATCTGTTGACAAGATGAGATTTTTATGGATGAATGATAGTGAACAAGAAAGAGTAATTGGTGAGGATGCTGTGATTAGTGTAGCATTAAATAATGATTATGATATGGGTCAGCTTATAACAGTAGATAATGCTTCAGGTCTAAAAACTGGGATGAGATTATATTTCAGTGATGTTGATACTGAAAGCGAAACTTTATTTCCACGTGATACTTTCATTACTTTTATTAAGGGAAATAATGTATATGTGAGCAATCCATTCAATGCTAGTCTAACAGTAACCGTAGGAGATGATAGTGTTTATTTTACATCTGGTGGTTTAGGCTGTGATAACTATAAATTGTCAGGTTCTCTGTCTTCAGCAAATGCTTCTCATCAAGCAGGGGCAGTATTTTTTGACTATAATCCAGATAGAAAGGATATCTCTACAGGTGAAGGTTCAACTCCTGAAGTATATGATTCACTAACGTATGGATTTGCTAAGAAAGTCAGGACATTTGGAGCAGATTATATTGGTTTATGGACTGGAAAATATCAGTCTGGGACATTACCCGATACATGGTTTCACGAAAATTCTATAGACCAATATAGATGTATTGGTTTTGATAAGCATTTCAACGGATACTCTACATCCGCGATTTTATTAACGAATGGATATGCTACTGTATGGGGAAGTGATTATAATGCTTCTACATTAACTACACCAGTGGAGTTTAGCCGCGATACGGCAGACGGTGGAAAATATCCTATTTCGGGGAGTGGTGTTGGGACACTGTTCAGAGCATGGAGCAAACAACCAGATTTTGACGGAATGTTCTTACAGAATGCGAGTAAAGAAAATTATGGTCCGAATCCAAATACTCCCACAACAGCCAGAGTATTTAATGAAATATACTGTGGAGCAAATCAAGCAGCAATTCAATTCACAGATGCTAGTTCTAGATTTTCATTTGTGAATCTTCATACTCCTGAATTAATAGGAACAGATTCTATTCAAGTAGATAACGCAAAAGACGTGGGTGATTCAGCCGATCCTTGTTTTAAATTAAATAAGCGATTAAGTAGAACTAATTACAGCCCTACATTCCTACCATATAATAATGTATTTAAGGTATCAAAAAGTGCTTCTTTCAGTGCTTCAGAGACTGTTGCTCAAAAAGATCAGAATATCACTCCCTATGCTATAATGGATGCTCAGGCAGGTATATATATAGAAGACTATGGATGCGATAAAGAAAATTGGTCACAATCTCTGTGGGAATTGATGGGATTCACATACGAACAGTTTCATAATGTGGGCTCGCGATTACTAAGATTTAATGATACTGGTATCACTACATCTACTCCCACGACAAATGCTGTAGTAAGGACAGAAGATATGGAAAATGGTGTTGTGAGAGGATTAAGTTCAATCCCTATACATAATACACTAGAGGTCAATTATCCTTTTTGGAGATATGACCTTGGAGCGGCTGGGACAAATGCTAGTATAACATACGACGATCATAAATTATTTCCATATCAAGCATTTCCAGGATATATTCAATATCCATCAGTAGTTCAAGCAGGAGCAACATCAACTATTTTAGAAGCAGATAATCTACCTCGTAAGATGTTATCTCCTATCTATCTTATAAAGAGTGATTTATTGAATCCATTGTTCATAGGAGGTAGAGAAGGTTCAATAGCTCTTCCCGTTATTGGAGTAGTAGATAAGAGTTCGGGTTATGGAGATTTTTATACTGGTGCTAAAGACTCAACTGTATTCACGAATACAATTCCTAGAACTATACAAAATATAAAAACATCAATCGTAGATGCCGATGGAAGTGAATCAAGAGTAGATGATTCATCTTGTATCATTTACAAAATACAAAAAGAAATAGCAGGTAATTCAACTGTATTAGAAAACATATTAAATCCACCTAAGAAATGAAAAAGACATCTTTTGACATCTAACTTACATCAAAAATCAAAAGTAAATGAAAAGTAAAAATAAATTATAGAAGGTATAGAATCAATCTAAAAGTGTAAAAAAGATGTCTTTTCAACAAAACTCAACCGAATGGAATGCGAACGATTATAGTAACCTCATTACAATTACAGCATCAGCTATAGCCTCGGTGCTTCTTGTAGTATTTAAGAGTAGATGTAAGAAAATATCTATATGCTTTGGATTACTTTCTTGTGATAGAAAAGTAATGTCAGATAGTGAAGATGAAGAAGAACAAAAAAAATTAACTAAGACTAAATCTAAATCTAATACAGAAGCTTCACCTGAACCTGAACCTGAAAACCTTTACTAACACTCTACAGAAATTTCATATTCACAGATACATTCGCCATCATCAGGCACATAGTCCTTATCTTGAAATGATACATACTTACCACACGAACTCTGAATGAGGTCTTTACCGAGCTGTGGATTAAGACCATCTTTGTTTTCAATATAGTTCATAGAGGGTCTCATAATCCAGTTCTCCCAATGGTCTCCGCCTCCCGCCATACACAAGACCACATCATCAAAACCATCATCATTCTTCACTGTCATTTTACCATAGACCCATCGCCAATCATCTCCATCATACTTGTCAGTTTCTTCTTTGCTTTCTTCATCCTCAGGACAGATACGACCTCCACATTGCTCCATCAGCTCTTTCATATCATCTTCAGAAATATTGTGGCTTTCAAGAAACTTCTCCTTAAGACTATCATCTTTTTCATCTTCTGATTCTTCTTCGCTTTCTGATTCTGTTTCTACACCAACATCATACATACTATCTGGTAGAAGCAATACAAGTGCTGGATCTTTCTTCATAGTATCCCAAATAATCTGTCTTTCTTCTTTGAATTTCTTGTTCTCTTCTTTGAGTTTCTTGATCTCCTCTAGATTCTCAAATACGTCCTTCGTATACTCCTCCATACCTTCGTTCGCCAAATCAACGAGCTCTTTAATCAACTCGGGAAAGTCTGTTACATCAACCAAGTCTGTAGCAAGACCCGCAAACTCTTCGTGAAGGTTCTCTTCAATGTAGCTGTTGGCCTGCTTGACGGCGTTGAGTTCTTGACGAGCCATGTCGTAATTTGCTTTTTGGTAGTCACTCATCCTCTTTGTTTTATATATACCATATATTTCTACCAAGTTTCAAATTTTAGTTTTTGACACATTTTCACCAGATAAAAAAAGCTAATCTAATTTTTTTGTCTTTTGTATTACAATAGTATCTAGTAGTCTCCATAATATCCTCCCGCCACCACCCATTTACTAAGATCCTTTGGCTTCTCCTCTTGAACAAGCACTAATTTAAATTTGACCTCTCTACCACACGGAAGGAGACGGGTAATACCTGTGCTTCCCTTTTCTTCGGCAGATTGGAACCAAGAATTTACCTGATCCTCAATTCGTTTCAGCTCGTTTTTGTATTCGTCCTTAATCCCTTCTATTTCACGTATCCTGTCCCGTTGTTTCACCAGATATTCTACCCCTTCTTTGAGATCTGACTTCATTGCTTGGATGAGTTTGTCAGCTTCTTTTTGTCTTTTGACATATTCTTGTTCTTTTTGGACATAGCCTCTAGTGACGATGAAGAACTTGCCCTCCCAATACTTCGTATGATCCTCGGCCTCTTTGATCTTCTGATCGTTGTTCTTCAGTTGCTTCTCAATGTTGTTGATCTTGTTCTTCAGCCCCACTATCTGTCCCTTGAGCTTCTTGACCTCACCTGATCTGACATCAGCCATCTCCAGAGCCTCCACCACCACAGGAGCGACATGAACCTGTGTGGCCTGAACCTCAATGGCTCTCTGTAGATTCCTCTGGCGGTTTGCGTGAGCTGTGTTAGACTGGCGACGGCGTCCGTTCGGCATCTTGTCTGTAGTAGTCTGTAGCGCGTAAGTAGTATGTGTATTAGTCTGTGTAAGCTTTTGTTTGTGTATTGATATTGGAATCAACCAAGTTTCAAATTTTAGTTGTTCTCAACATTCCTCCTGAACTTTTTGCTTGAGAAAGAAAATTTGAAACTTGATTGATTCCTATATCAATACACAAACAAAAGCAATTGAACTCAACCCACAGACACTACACACTATGCCCCACTGGACTCGTGCCCTCAAGCCCTACCAAGATGAAGAGACTGGCGAAACCATCCTGTTCTACCCCTGCCCGAAGATACCCAACGACATCATCCATGACATACTCAAGAAAAGAACAGACGCTGTCAAGTCCGAGCACAAAGCAGTTCTTGACAAATGCCTTGAAGAGATGCTGGAGAAATACACCATAGATGTGATTATATGGTGTGATAAAGATGAACATTATAGGATGTGGATAAGTGAAGCACTCGGTATAGAAGAAAATAATGATTACGAATACACATCACCTTTCAAGGGTGGTAGGCGTGGACTTGATACTAGGGG